CTTTGTAAGTAGAAACACCTTTAGCAAAGTCTGATTCACGTTGAGAAATATAATCCTGTAATGTAGGATCTAATTTACCCCATGATTCTTCATAGTCTTTTTTCCATGAAGATGGTCTTGGTTTAGCAGGTTTAGCTTCTAATGAGACTTCTTCTTGGACTTCACTTGGTGTTTCTTCTGTCACTTCTTTAGTGCTTTTAAACTTACCAGATTCGTCTCTTGGCTTATCTGATATTTCCGTTTCTACAACTTCTGGTGCTTCTGATACTGTTTCTACTGCACTTTCTATTTGGTCACGCAAAGATGGTGATTCCAGAGTAGTCTGGTTATCCATTTGTTACTCCTAATTGTTATTAAATTATGCTGATAATAGTGCTGCGTAGTTTCCATCACCTAAAGCATAGAATGTACAAACTTTACCTGCACCAACTGCTTTAGCAGCATCTGTAGAGCCTGTACCAATTTTATAACCTACTGGTGGCCATACATTGATTGAGTTAGCTGTATTGTTTATAACGATAAAACTGTCACCTGATTGTGCTGTAGATGATAAAGTTGGGCCATAAGATGCTGTAGATGTAGAATATACTACAATGTCTGTAGGCATTGTTTGTGAACCTTGTGCAGATCCTGATGCTGTTTGTGCTAGTGAGATAATACCTGTGATTGCTTCAGCGTTTAGACCAGAGCTACCACTACCCATTAAATTTACTGTTGTTGTCATTTATTGCTCCTTATTTATAACGTAGTTTTTCATATACCTGACGTGCCAACTGTTCTTTCAACTGACCACCGTCAGGCTTCTGTGGTCTTGCTGAACTCTGTTCCGCCACTACTAGATTGTGACGTTTTAAATGCTCTCTATGTGCTTTACGACCTTCTATCATCTCACCTGTCACCATAGACTGATATGGTTGATAATCAGCCATAATGTAATGTGAATTAGATTCCTGTGTATAGTATTCGTCAGCAGGAATAAGTTTATGTGTTACTGGATCTTGTATATATCTAGCCATATTAAAAAGGTAATGGTTGTTTCATAGCTGTTACAGGCGGATGCTCTTGATGATAGATGTCATTAGCAATCTTAGCTTCGTATTGTTCTATAGCTGTTGAGCCAATAGTTTCTTTTACCCAGCCTACTACCTGTACTTCTGTTAAATCTTCATAAGGTGTAAAGTTTTCACCTTGTGGTAAATTAAATTGAGTGCTATCGCTTTTATATGATGAATATTCACCACTAATACCAGTTAGTGTCCAGTCTGCAATAACTACAACATCTGTATAACCTTCTACCATAGGTAGTGTATACATTGCTGTAACAGTCCAAATATAATTTATCATATTATCCTTAGATTAAAAGCAGTATTGCTTCTTCATCTTCCATTTCACGTTGCGCTTCTAATCTTTCATAATGTAATTGCTGTGCAAGCATGATAATGCGCTCTGCTGCAGCTACATTTTGTGACAGTAATTTAAAGTCTATAGAGCTTGCTGTAAGCGTTTTAGAATTAGAGTAAGGTGCTACTATATCTTTTACTTGTTCTACTGCTACAGGATCATCTAATAGTTCTCTAAGCGATTCTTTTACAGTTTGCTTAAATGATCTGTTATGTGTACGTTCTTTCTTAAATCCACCTTTAGAAACAATTGTAATTGGTGGTGGCGTAACATTAGATACGATCTGAAACGCATTACTTTGAAACGCATTACTTTGAAAGCCAGAGTAATACATAAATGTTACTTAAACAATCGGTGCATCAGGATTAGAAGTCCATTGCACTTGTGCAGCGGTAGCTACTTCGTCTACATTAGTTGCAGCTTCTATAGCTGTAATAGCACTTTGAGCTTGAGTTCTAATTGTAGCACGCCATGTGTTCCATGTGGATGGAATAGCTGTAGATGTTTCAAAGGCTTTTACTACCATCCAATCGCTAGGAAATAATAAACTATAAGCTGTAGCGTTAATTTGGCTAATAGCATTAGTTTTTACGCTTGCTAACTCTTTAGGAGTATTTACATAAGTTAAAGTAGCTTTATCTAGCTCTGTAGATACCCAATAGTAAACATCTGACTGTGGACTATTTGTAGCTATTACATCTTCCAATCCAATAGCAGCTTTTTCTTCTGGTGTAGATAGATTAAGCCAATTAGATGGATATTCTACGCCATCAATCGCAAATTGATTGCCTGGCTGTATATATTGTCCGTCTGTTGATGAATAAAACATGTTTTTCCTTATCTTGCGTTAGCGTTTTTAAATGGATTTTCTGCAAAAGCAGCATATATATATGTTCCACTACTATTTGTTGCTGTATCAACACTTCTTAATTTAAAACCATTAGATAAAATATCTACTGTTGTTGTATCTGCAGTATTCTCTGCAGAAGAACTATTTGGAATAAGACGTTTAAAAGCCACATTATATGTATCTCTTGATGTATCAATGATTATCCAAGACTCTATTGCACTACTTCTTTTTATCAAAATAAATTTAGGTCTGAAACCTGTATATACAAAAGTTCCATTTGTAGAGCTATTTCCTGTGTAAGAACCAAATTTACTAAATCCTGCTATTTCTGACCAACAATAAGCTACATAAGTAGTTGCAGAACCATTTGTGCTTGTATCAGTTCCTATACTAAATACAGATGAAGTAGGTGCTGTACTATTAAAAACTGCTGGAACTGAACCTTCTGCATTTGTTCCATTTAATACTAATCTGTAAGCTGCTGAAGTTAAATTTGCATGATATACAACCCATGATTCAACAGCACTTCTTCTTTTTATAATAACCATTTTTGGTGCAACACCTAACCCATGTCCTACTGTTGCATTAGCACCTGTTCCTGTATAAGTCACCACACTAAACCCAGCAGTTGCGCTTACAGACACTGTAGATGTTATAGAGCCTGAAGTATTAGATGCTCCACTAGATTGACCAGCTTGCCATTGCCATGCTACATAAGTAGCTCCACTTACATTAGATGCAGTTGAGCCTGTTGCGCCTAAAGTAAATCCATTTGCATTAAAACTTGTATATTCACTTGTGGCAGTAACTGCACCTGTAGTGTCAGAAAATAAAGCATTTCCCAATCCCATAACAGAATTTACTAAAGTATTACTATATGAAGTACTTCTAACTTTTACCCACACTAAATCAGGTTTAAATGCTCCTGCATTAGTAATTGTTTGCCCTGTATTGTTTCCTGTATATAGCGTTGCATCCATATAACTATTACCTTTTACAACAGTGCTATCAGGTAGGTTATATGTGTTTAGTGCTACATAGCCTGAAGGTGGTGTATAAGTAAAAGGTCGTTGTCCAAAATTAAATGAACAGTCATTTGTTGCCGCATTATTACCAGCAGCAAATACATAAGTATTAGCAGCTAGACTTGAAAAAGCAACTCCTTGTGATACATTATTTTTATAAAATGTAAGTGAACCTGCATCAGCATCAAAAGCTATACCAATAATATCATTAGTTGTATATGATGAACCATAAGCAGAACTTGTAGCATTGGTAAATTTAGTTCCACCACTACGATATGACCAACTTGTAGTATTTGTACCTAAATAAGCTATAGTTGGTGCTGTAGATTGTGTACAAATACCCAACATAGTATCATTAGCTGCATTGTTAGTAACTTCACAGTACCATTTACCACTAGACATACCAATAGATGCTTTTACAATACCATTAGCTGTACCAGAAAAATTTAAATTTGCCCCAGCTATAACTTTTCCTGAAGAATCTATAGGATTTAATACAGAATAATTAGCTGCAGTAGCACTTGTTAGCGTAGGTACATCTGTCATAGCATCATAGGTTGTGCCAGCAGTTACAGATATATTGTTAGTATTAAAATAGTTTCCGTTACCTGAATTGTCTTTACCAAGACCTGTGTTAGAACCTGAAGTAAGGGCTATGCTGTTAAAGTTTAGGTAGAATCCGTTAGTGCCATAAGTACCTGTGTATTTAGCTGGTTGCCATACACCTGTGGTTGCGTTTGTAGAGCCAAATGATGATGGTGTTAGGGCTTGACCATCAATAGAATAAAATTCTGAAATATATCCATCATAATAATCAGAAGCTCCAACTCTACGACCAATGTAGTGTAATACATTATTATTCCAACTCATAGCTGTATTTTGAGATGGCTGTGTTGCTGTAGTAAATGTTTGTAATGTATTATTTATATATAACTTAAATCTTTCTGTAGATGTAGCATTTGTAGTGTCTGCAACAACAACAATATGATACCAAGCAGATGGGTCACGATATAATGCAGTTGTAGCAATAAAAGTAGTAGTTCCATTTACTGAAAATGAAAATGTGCTTGTTGTATTGTATCCATATCTTAATTCTGTTTCTACCCCTGCTGGACCAGCACAAAATAAATTAGTAGTTCCTGTTAAAGCTCCTAATTTTGCCCAAAATGATACTGTCCAAGTAGTTCTTGACCCAGCACTTGCTGGTGTTCTATTAAGATAAGCAGATGCACTAGCTCTAAATCTTAAAGAGTTATTTACAGTAAATGCTGATGGTACTGTGCCTGATTTTGCTGCACTAAACATTAGTAATTTTGTCCGAAGATAGATCCATAAGTATTAGTGCCATCTTGATAAAAATTAAATATATCAATTTTACCAGTTGCTGATGTAGGTGTTGGTGTTGTACCACCAGCCCATTTAATTGTAGAACCACCAGCCCATGTAATAGAGTCTGCTGCTGCATAACTTACGATTACAGTAAATGATTTACCTGTTGCACTTGCTGGCAATGTAATTGTAGTAGAGCCAGATGTTGTTACTTTTTGTATTGTACCGTTTGTTAGAGCTAATGTTGCACTACCAGTTACTGTATATAGTGTTTCTGTGTAGTTTGTTATTGTAGGGTTAGTTAGCGTCTTATTAGTAAATGTTTCTGATCCAGCTAATGTAGCTAATGTGCCTGTTGTAGGCAATGTTATGTTTGTTGTAGCTGTTGCAGTTAGTGTTGTACTAAATGCACCTGAAGTAGCTAAAGTAGATCCGTCTGCAATTGTTAATGTTGAGCTAGTAGCCGGTGCTGTTACTGTAACCTTGTTTATAGATGTTGCAGATGCTACACCTAATGTTGGAGTTACTAATGTAGGGCTTGTTGCTAATACTACGTTGCCTGATCCTGTAGTAGTTGCTGCTGATATTGCAGTTCCGTTACCTGACAAGATACCTGTAATAGATGTTGAAATAGTAATAGCTGGAGTAGTTGTTGCTGTAGCTACTGTTCCTGCAAATCCATTAGCTGATGCTACTGATACTGATGTTACTGTACCTGTTGCTGGCGTAGACCATTGTGGAGCTGTTGCACCAGCATTTACTGTTAATACTTGTCCTGCTGTACCTATAGCTAATCTAGTACCTGCACCACTTGTGCCACCATAAAGTACATCACCTGCTGTGGTTAATGGGCTTAAAGCATTAAATGCTGCTGAAGCTGTAGTCTGTCCTGTTCCACCGTTAAGGATTGGTAAAGCTGTACCTGAATATGTTAAAGCTAAAGTTCCTGACGTTGTTACAGGGCTACCAGTTACAGTAAATATAGATGGTGCTGTTAAAGCTACAGAAGTTACACTACCTGAACCCTTATTATTAAACGTAGTCCAATCAGCAGATGACAATACACCACGATTTGTAGCTGATGCTGTAGGTACATTTAAAGTAATAACAGGTGTCGTTGTTCCTGTAGCTACGCTTGAGCTTAAATCTGTACCTGTTGTGCCTAATGTTAAAGCTGCAACGCTTGTGACTGTTCCTGAACCCTTATTATTAAAGGTAGTCCAGTCTGTACTTGTAAGATAACCATTTACAGATGTAGTAGCTGCTGGCATAGCTATAACTGGTGTAGTTCCACCTGTGCTTGTGACTGGGCTAGTAGCTGTAACGCTTGTAACTGTTCCTGTAGTAGGTGTTGTCCATGTTGGCGCACCTGCACCACTAGATGTTAATACTTGACCGCTTGTTCCTGCTGCAGTAATAGCTAATGCTGATCCTGTAGAATATACTGCACCACCATTTACTGCTGTTAAGTTAGCATTTGTGCCACCACGATTTAATGCTATGGCATTACCATTCCATGTGGCTGATGTTATAGAGCCAGCATAATCAAATGTATTTGTAGACCATGATACGTTAGATGGTGATTGATTATGTCTATCCCAATTTCCAGCAGCAGTTGAATTATCTAATAAAGTTACTGTGCTAAAAGCACCTGATTGTAATGTATCAACAGTAGTGCTAGAATTATTTTGAACAGTAATTGCGCCTGATGACTGATTATTATTAAATGTAAATAATGCACCATTAGGCAATGTAGTAGCATTTGGTAGTTTTATTGTTTGACCACCTGAACCTGTAATATTCCAATTTTGAACAGATGAAGCAGTTAAAGTAATTAATGTTCCAGCAGCTTGGCTAGTAAAACCTTCAAATAAACAATTTGTTGTTATATTTGCATTGGCGTCTCTTAATACTACAGAATTAGCACCGCTTGATGTAGTAACGCCTGTACCACCGTTTAATACTGGTAATGCTGTTCCTGAATATGTAAGCGAAATAGTGCCAGAAGATGTTATTGGGCTTCCTGACACGGTAAATATAGATGGTGCAGATAATGCTACAGATGTTACTGTACCGTTACCTTTGCTATTAAACGTAGTCCAATCAGTAGATGTTAAGTATCCGTTTACAGAGCTTGTAGCTGCTGCCATAGATATAACTGGAGTAGTTGTACCTGTAGCTACTGATACTGGAGCTGTTCCTGTAACAGAAGTAACTGTTCCTGATCCGCCTACTGCAATCCATGATGTATCTGTACCGTTTGTGCTTAATACTTTACCTGATTGACTTGTTTGGCTAGGCAATAAAGCATTAATAGCTGCATTTGCTGTAGTTTGACCTGTACCACCATTAGCAATAGCAATTGTACCTGATACTGTATGATCGTTATTCCAATCAGAAGGTAATACAATGTTAGCTAATAGTGTGCCAGGTGGAAAGTTACCTAATGCAATCTGTGCATCTAAATCAGCTTGAGTCCAATCCGCTATACTATCCGTCTTGGCATGTTTAATGGTTATAGCCATTATTTAACCCCTATAATCTTACCATTCGCATCACGAACAATTGTCTTAGGTCTAGTCATGTGTTCAACAAGTGCTTGATGTGCCATTTCTTGTTTCATAGCCAATTCTTGATTGTGCATTTGGTTAGCTTGGATAAGTTCTGCCACGTTTGTATTAACTGCATGCAATACACCAGAGATTTCATCTGTTAAGTGCATATTTCCGTTCATGTCAATATCAACAAGTGGATCAGCTAAAGGATTAGCTTGCATGTATTGTTGTTTGAGTGTTGTTTTAGCTTGAAGTTCAGCAATAACCATTTTAGTTTCATTGTCTAGCTTAGTTTTCCAAGCGTCAAACTCTAATCTTTGTTTTTCTAAAGCTTGATCTAGCTCTGCTTTGTGCTGACGTTCTTTCATGTCGTTTTGTGCCTGAGCTTCTTGTTTTTGAGCTTCTAATTGTATTTCATGTTCACGCATTTGTGTTTCATTTTGTAGTTCAGCTTGTCTAGCTTGTGCTTCCATCTGAATCTTAATCATTTCTGGATCTTGTTTAGGTTGTTTAGGTTGTTTAGATTGTTCTTTTATAGCATCTGCCACGTTATCAAACTCACCTTCTATTACTCTACCAATTCTATAGCCTGTAACACCAAACTTGAGCAAGTCCATGATAAGTGGTACTGCTTCTGCTGGCATAGCTTGTGCAGCTTGTACAGCTTTCTCTAAGTATGTACCTACAGCACCTAAGAACTCTACACGATCAGCCTTTTCTTGCTGTTCATCTTGGTAAAGCATGGAGTCTGTAGCAACTTCTATACGGAATGTACGCATAGGATTGTCTTTTAGCATAGCAATAGCTTGTGGTACTAATGCTTGATCTGTTGGGCTTAACTGTTCAACGCCACCAATCTTCATTAGTGTCTCTGGTTGGAATTGTCCGCAGATAATTTGTGCTTTAATCTTTAAAATGCGTGAAGCATAGCAAGCTACAGCGTCTTGGTATTCTTTTAAACGTAGTGATGCAAACTGACTCTTGATCTGAGCTGATGTTGCAGTCTCTATAACATTAGATTGACCACGAATAATGTCAGATATACCAGTAATATCGTAGATTTCTTGTTTAAGCTGAGCCATAGCTTCATAAGCATTCTTGAGAGCCATAGCAATAGGTGTAATATCAACAATATCAATCGCACCTCTAAGACCTTGCTTTTCAGAGAAAGCAGGCCAGTTCTTAACTGGGATAAGTGTATTGTTTTCACCTTCGGTAAATAAACGTTGTAATGTTGGTTCTGATGCGTCATATACACCACGAACTTTTAATGCGTCTATGAGTCCAGAAATGCGTGTAGAGAGTATATCTAAAGCATTAGCTTGATCTTGATATAATGTGAAGTCTGGGATTGGTACTAATGATTCATTAGTAATTGTTGAATAGAGTGGTTTAGGGCATGGGAAGAATTCTTCTAGCTCTAAAGGATCAGCTCTTTCATCTAAGATTTCGTTTAATGATTTAGAGATCCATAAAACCTTTTTAGTTTCACGATCCCATAGCTCAATAACTAAGCCTTTTTTGCCTATACCATCTGAGTCTTTATATTTTTGGTCATCAGGTGATGAATCTAATGGTACTTTGTTACCTAGTTCTTCACCAAATCGTTCTGTTAAAGCCTGGCGTGTCATATAAACTTTACGCCATACTCTATTTACTTCATCCCATGTTCTAGCTGGCTCATGTCCAAAGTCTTTCCAATGTACATAGTCTACTGGAGCTGCTTCTGAATCTAAGTATTCTGCTGCTTCTTCTGATTCTTCATCTTGTTCTGATACTGCATAGTCTTGTGACTCAATCTTAGGCTCATAACGAACCCATGCTGTACCACGACCACCTAAGAATCTGTCATATACTGACGCTTCTAAACAATGTTTTAAATCTTCATAGTGAGTAATCTCAAAGTCCATTGCTCTTTCTAAGATCATGGATGCTACTCTACCTACTGGATCATTGTCTTTGAATCTGCGTGACACATCCGGTTTAGGCATGCGTGAAAAGGTAGCAGCTTTTAAAGTCTGTACGTTAGCCCATAACATGTTATAACGTGATTGCATGGAATTAACTTGGCGTTCATCCCTGTATCTGCGCAATATCTTATCTGTGCGGCCAGACCATTTAGCAAACTCTTTGTCATACTGCGTAACAGTATTGAGATATAACTCGACTTTAGTCATGCTTATGCAAATACCACAGTAGCTGATAATGTACCGCTAACTACGATATAGATACCTGCTGTTGTAGATACTGGTATTGGATACCATGTACCTGCTACACCTGTAAATGTGTCGATAACTTTAGCTGTTGTTGTAGTAGTAGCACTATCATAGATAGTAACTGTACCTACTGTTGATCCTGATACGAATATACCTAATAAACTAGCACCTACTGGTGATACGTTAGCTGTTGTTGTTAATAGTTTATATCCACCTACGTTTTGTACTGTGCCTGCCATGTTATATCCTTTTACCTTGTGTTTTAGGGGCTGATTCCCATAATTCGTTTAATGTTACTTCTGTCTTGCCTACATGTAATCCTCTAGGCTTATCGTCTTTCTTCTCTATCTTAGCTTCTTCTTGCCAACATACAGCAAGGTAACGCCAGGCATCACTAGCATGTGATGTCCAATCGTGTTTAGGTTTATCTTTGAATATCTTGCGATCCTCATCCCACTCACGTTGATATTGCTTTAAAGCTTCTATACCGTCTGCACAGTTTTCTTTGTCAATCCATACTCTTGGAAACATAAGTCTTGCAGCTTGTATACCATCCATAATAGATAGGTTAGTAGTGATACGCATGTTCTTCCACTCAAAGTGAGAAGCTAACTGTTCTACAATAGATTTACCACCGGATGCTAGAGTCTTAGCTTTAGCGTCATGCGGTAGATAATGTAATCCAAACTTATAAGGTTTGGTAAGCACTTGCGCAGCATAGTGAGCTATTTCCTTACCACTTGAAGCATAATAGTCAATGACATGGACTTCACCATGAATGACTTGATAGAACCATATAGCAGTATCATCACTATATCCTAGATCCCATACTGTGTGTACAGGGACTTCTTTATCATACTTAACTTCTGTGATTCTGTTTTCTTGTTCGGCTTGGTATAGTTCTCTACCCCATATTGCACCAGGTATAGCAGCATCAAAATCACATTCCATCTCTTGTCGCCAAGCATCTTCAGTCATCTCGTTTTTCAGAGAATCATATTCGCTAGGCAGAAGTATATTACTTTCTGATGCAGTGATCTTGAGTGCCAACCATTCGCTACTTGTAGTAGCCCTGTTATACACTTCCCAGAATTGATTGCGACCTTTAGGTGTGCCAATAATAATA